ATGCTGAACTTAAAGATGATGTTCTAAAAATCAGCGAAGTGATGGCAACAGCGTTGCGATTCTCAGCTAGTTCTAAACGCCAAAAGATTGCAGCCAATACCATCCGAGCACGTTACGACCGACTCCCAACTATTTCTATTGGTGGGTCTAAGAAAATCACCTCCTACAATCGTAAAGGTGGAACTGTTGGTGACATGCTATTCGGTGTCGAATTCGGTGCGCGTAAAGGTTATCTGAAAAATGGTGGGCGTTCATTCCCAACCCGTTCAGCACCTTATGGCACGACGGGTGGAAGTCGTGGCTATTGGATATTCCCAACGCTACGCAGGATGCAACCTGAAATTCGCAGGCGCTGGTATCAGGCTGTTGATGATCTAATTGAGAAGTGGGATGACTAATGGATACCAGAAGTAGAACCCTTAAACTTGCGTTACTAGCTGATACTAAGAACTTTAGCACTGGCCTCGATAAGGCAACTAAGCAAAGCCAAACTTTTGGCGACAGAATGAAAGCGAACGCTGCAAAGATTGGTCGGGCGTTTGCTTTGGCTGGTGTGGCTGTTGCTGGTATGGCTGCGAAGTTAGCAATTGATGGTGTTAAAGCTGCTATTGCTGATGAGAAGGCACAGGTCAAACTGGCCACTACATTAAAGAACACTACTAAAGCCAGCAATGGGCAAATCAAATCTGTTGAGAAATACATTGACAAACTGCAACGTGCTACTGGTGTCGCAGATGACAAGCTTCGCCCTAGCCTCGAGAAACTGCTCGTTGCTACTGGTAAATTGGGTAAGGCTCAAAAGTTGCAGGGCTTGGCTATGGACATTGCGGCAGGTACAGGCAAGGATTTAGACACTGTTTCTTTGGCTTTGGCTAAAGCATATGGTGGAAACATTGGTGCTTTGACTCGTATGGGTGTAACCCTCGATGAAAACATTATTAAGAACAAAGATTTCAAAGCGGCTCAAGAGGAACTAGATCGCCTATTCGGTGGTCAGTCTGCCGCAGCTGCTGAAACTATGTCAGGCAAGTTTGCTCGATTCAACATTGCCATTGAGGAAGCCAAAGAATCTATTGGTGTTGCGTTAATGCCGACCATTGAAAAGATGGTTAATTTCTTGAACAGTCCTAAAGGCCAAAAGGTAGTAACTGACTTTGCTGAAGCCTTTGCTGAAGCTATTAAGATGATTGCTAAATACTTGCCTGGTGTCGTTCAACAAATGTCAGGTTTAGTTCAAGGTATTTCCAAGTCAGGTATTTCAGGTCTCTTTGCTGATGAACGTCTAGTTGCAGCAGGTTTGGCTTATGGTGCTGGTCTTGCTTATGGTGGTCCAGCGGCTGGTGCTTTAGCAGCTATGGCCGCTTACTATGGCGCTGACCAGTTAATTAGTCGTGGTAATAAATTTGATTCTGGAACTATGGCTGGCGCTAATGCCAACCGAAATGTTGCTGGTTTGCAAATGAATAATGGTCAAATAGGTTTAGTTACTGATCCATCGAATCGTTTGGCTGGTGGTTTGACTGGTAACCTAGTTGCTGGTCAAGGTTTAACTGGCGCTAAAAATTTAACTAACATAAAAGCACCAGTTAACATTACTGTAGTGGTTAATGGTGCAGCTGATTCTCGTGAGTCTGCTCGCGCTATTGAACGCACTTTGAAAAAGATTAACCTTAATGGCGGTTCGCAGGCTGGAATCTTAGGGTTCAACTAATGCCAACCTCGTACACAACCACAGTTTCAGTCACAGGGTTCATTGGTGGCTACACTTATGGCTCGCAACTTGATAGCCTCGAAATTATCAGTGGCTCAACTAACCCGTATGAATTGCCTCAACCTCCATCTGCTCGAGCATCGTTTATTGGTTTGCCAACTTATCTTGGTGTCACGCAAACACCTGACTGGTGGCTAGGTAAAAAGGTTACTTTCACTATCACTCCGCAAGGCGCTACAGGCACAGTCACTTGGGCTGGCATAGTTCAAAGCTACTCAGTTAGTCCCGTGCAAACCACCAGCACTGATCAGATTGTTGAACTAAACCTATTAGGCCAAACATCAAGGCTCAGCACAGAAACCTTGCAAGGCGAATTGACCTTTGGTGGTGGCGTTCCATTCTGGTCTTTGCTGGCTGGTTCACTTAATAACCAATTGGCCAAAACCTCTTGGGATGAAGTGCCTATTGGATTAACTTGGGATGGGGCAGCAGGGACTTGGGATACGTTCACAAATAACAAATCTGGCCTAACTTTCGTAAACGATACAATTGATGGGATAACAAACCTCTTTGGACAAGACTTCACTGGTGACGATCTACTGACATTTTTAACCACAGTTTGGGCAAACAAATATCGAGGCTGGTTCTGGTTCGATGACACGACAATCACATTGTTTAGTGGCGCACCAACATCATTCACTCAAATAACATCTTTGGATGCAACTGATTGCATTACTTGGTCATCCTTAAGCGCTAACCAAAGTTTCAGTAACATTGTAAACAATGCTGAAATAGATAATGGTTTCGGAGTCACATCTTCATATCTTGATTCGACTTCATATAATTCATATGGCAATAGGTATCAAGATTTCGGGACTAGCTGGGAAACTACAACTTTTACACCACTGCAAGTTGCCACAAATAAAGTGAACGCTTACAAGCAACCTAACAAGTATTTGCAAAGTTTCACTGTTGATCTAGATGAATTGACTCATGTCACTGGGGAATGGCAAAACTTCTATAAGTCCACTAAACCTGTGCGCCTACCGATAACCAATATTCCAGCCGCTTATGGTGGCAACCATACCTATTTAGTTCGGGGCGTTCAATTGAATTTGACTAACAAGCATGCAGAGGCAACGCTTCTCGTAGTACCTTCGACAATCTATGACCCAAGTTAAGGAATAACATGGCAGGAACAACCACAAATTACGGCTTCCCGTATCCAACGGGAACTGACTCAATCAGTGCTGGTGATAATAAGATTGAGGAATTAGCGCAAGCAATTGAGGATTTCATTGATGGCTCAGAGGCGTTAAACAAGCTTTGGGATATCAAAGTTGATACCACTGATGCCACAACTTACACCCGTTCAGGTACAACCACGTTTGGCGCTTTCTCTGGTGGTCCAAGTTACACTTTCACCACAGGCAAATCGGGTTTGTTTGAAGTTAAACTAACCGCGAACTTTGTTAATGCCACAACTGGTGCTAACGGCATGGCAGTTGGTTATGACATTTCGGGTAGCCTTTATGTAGCAGCTTTGGGTGAATCTTTAATTACTACCACTGCTCGAAGTGGTGGCACTTTGTCTCGATTCCACGATGGCACACCAAGCACCTCGTACACAATCACACCACAAACACGCACCATTACTTCAACTGGAACTTTGACCATGTATAACCATTCGATTCAGGTGATTACTTATGGCTAGGCAACCGACTATTCAAAAGATTCTAGACATAGCCTTCAGCCAAGTAGGTTACGTCGAAAAGCCAGTGAACATCACCAAGTACGGCAGGCACTTCAAATCCAACCCTGCCCAATGGTGTGGCCTATTCATAATGTGGGTATTTGACAAAGCTAACTATCATGACTTCCCTAACACTGCCTACACTCCAAATGGTGTTAAAGAATGGAAAGAACGTAAACTTTGGAAAACAAGCGGTGAAGTAAAGCCAGGCAGTATTGTCTACTTTGACTTCAAAGGCGATGGTGTAGATCGTGTAAGCCACTGCGGTATTGCAGTATTGCATCTAGCCAATAACCAAGTGCTTTGCATCGAAGGCAACACATCATCGAGCATCCAAGGTGACCAACGCAACGGCGGTGAAGTGTGCATTAAGTCACGTCACCCAAATGACATTGTTGGATGGGCTGAACCCGAATATGAGAAGGCTTGGCACCCAATTGCCTCCGAGATATTTCAGGCTTACCATCATGGCGCTAAGCCATATCAAGAAACTGATCCAAACGAACTAGCAGAACCTAAACCAGTGGCCAAGAAAGCAGCCAAGAAAGTAGCAAAGAAATGAATGAGAACCAAATGCGCCAAGCAATCGAAATGGGATTATCTTGGGGTCGAGTATTTGCAGCTGCATCACTAGCAGTTTGGATGCACACAGGGGCCTTCAACTTTGATGCTATGTGGCAAGCAGGAGTCGCAGCGGTTCTCCCAGTCATCATCCGGTACCTAGATAAGAATGATCCCATTTATGGCCGAGGGTCGAAGTGAGTGATTTCAGCGTTATTGTGCCAATCATCACTGCGCTCATAGCGGG